CCGACGGCCCGATTCGTCACAGACCGACGCGGCCACCAAATGGACGGCGTTTTCCAACGCGAATAACTCTTGATCCAAAACATCGTTTACCGTCGCGGCCTTGCTCGCTCGGGCCGACGCCATGCTTTTTTCCAGGAAGTCCAGCGAACGGACGTAAATGGTGCGGTCCCCACAGGGAACGGATTCGATCACAGGGACGGACTGATCAACGAACCATTGACGGTCAGCAAGGACAGGGGCTTTAACTTCAGACATGACTTCTCTTTCAGCGGGAGTGAAACGCGGGATAGACAGGATTGAACGAACTTTAAAAACACAGACAGGACAGGCGTTGTACCGGGACGATTCGCGATTACGGCGGTGTAATCGTGGGGACCGTATTACAGTGGGCTTTGAAGTCCGCCCGCTGGTTATTTTTCGGCCCCGTGTTCTTGTCACCGAACTGTTTCGCGTTCGCCTGGAACTCCATTTTGAAGCCATCGGCCCCCGTGATTTCGTAATAGCCATCGACTCGAGAACCAACGCTGGCCAACATCGCCGCGTGAACCGTGTCGGTCCGGTCGTAGATGATTTCCAGTTCCAAGTCGCCGTAATCGACAACCTGATTCGTCTCTTTGACACAGGCCGAATCAATTGCCGTCACTTCCTCTGTGACGGCCACCGGGGACGGTAATTTTCGCGTCGTGCATTTGTTCACAACGCCATACGTCCCGCCGGAATTCACCTTCCATTTGATCACTGTGCCGCGAACGGCTTGGGGAGTCCCCACAACGTCGACCATATCACCCCTCTCTGAGTTAAGCGTCAATCCAGTGGAATTCGAAAACGAACGTGATCGGGAAGTCGCCGCAATCGGCGTACATGTCCGTTACACGGTCCCCGTCGTATTCCCCCGTCTTGTACGATTCATCAATCTGCAATTCGCCCATCGCGTAATTGCCTGTCCCATGAAACAGCGTTTTGAGCACATCCCCAATGGCAACCGCTTGCGGATAGTTGGGGGCCCATGCCACCAGTTCCAACGTATAGACCCGTTCATGCGTGTCCCCGTCGAGTGCGGCGCCGTCCTCACCTTTCACTACGCGAAACACCAAAGACGTTCCCGTGATCCCCTGGGGCCGAATCACGGGGAAAATCTTCGCCCCAACCAATCCCGTGACAGCCGCTCGTGTCGCCAAAAATGTTGGTAATGCCTCGCGAATATTCACGTCTAAGACTCCGCCTGTTTCTGTATCTGCCGTTCCACTTCAGTCAACACGGCCGTTTCAGCCGCGTTCTTTCCAGCCGCCGCCCCCGACTGAACGAAGCCCGTCGGTTCCACCTTGCCCCGAAAATAGGTCGGGTAATTGGTTCGACGGACACGAAGCCCCTTTTTCGTCTTGCGAGTCTTCGCACCCGTCCACCGATTGACCGTCCCCATAATTCCCCAGTGACCATAACTGACGGCTTTTTTCCCTTTGGTCACTTGTTCATCCAACGGGACAGACGTTTTCCCAACCGCAAGGCCTGTTTTCGCGTCGAACGAACCGTCGGAACGAGTCCGCCCCAGAGTCGAACCGATCGAATTCCCCAGCCCCCCGGGGTTGATCACGTGTCCATTGACCACACGCCGCCCGTCGTACTTCAACGCCTGGGATGCAATCGAAGTGTCCAGGACGTTCTGTCCCTTGCGAACACCCGAACGCAACACACGAACGGCCGACTTTCCCAGTCCACTCAGCCGGCCGATGACCGTCGCGAAACCCTCTCGTTCCAGACCGTTCAAAGTATTTCTCCGAAATGTTTGAACGACTCCTAAGCGGTTCGCTCGGCAGCCATGATTTCGAGTCTGACGCGTTTGTTTTCCACGTCGTTCACGGCCCCGAAGTAATACAGTTTGCCCCGATGCATGGCCCGCATTTTGACGGGGGTTGCTCCGTCGAAATAACGCATCACAATCATGTGAGTTGCGTAGACCTGCATCTGGTCAGCCCGATCGGCTTCCCAGCCGCGCAACTGGCGAACTGCGGCCCATCGCGCCGCCTTGCCGACGAAAAAGTCTTCCCACTCTTCAACGTGTTGACCGGTCGCATTCCGCTCGGTTCCCACGTCGTGTTGTACGATGACTTCCTGATCCAGCTCACCGGCTTCGATTAATACCGTCATTACACCATTCCAGGACGTAGACCGATCGTCAGTGACTGATAAGCGAAACTGATATCGGTGTAGTTCTTTGTCGTAGACAGTCCCCGATGTTCGGCCCAGTGTCCAAACAGCAAATAAATCGCGTGTTTGGCTCGCTGAGGCACTGCGGCCGCGTTGGCGAAACCCGCCGAAACCGTGACCCGCACGGACCCATGTTGCAGGATTGTTGCAGGCCACGCCTGTCCCGACTTCAGATACACTTTCGCGGGGCAGCAGTCCGAACGGAGATAGTAGCGGGACGCGTCCAGCGTCTGCTCCGTTCCGTTCACGTCGTCATACTTTACCACGACTCCCGTGACGGGCTTCATCCAAATTGCGATTCCGTCATCATCGCAAGAGGCTGGAAACTGATCCAAAGTCAGCCGCCACGTTTGCGGCAGCAAGCGGAGATCCGTATCAATCTCAACTTGCTCCCGGGCTGCCTTGATCAGTTCCCCCAGGTAATCGTCCTCGGAAGTGGAATCAATTCGAGTGGCCATTTTGCATTGAGGCAGCGTGACCGGTTCATCGGTTGGCCCCGTCACCAGATTCAGCGAATACCCACTCATTTCAACGCCCCTGTTACCTGCTACGCCCGATCACTACACCCCGCCGCTACATCACAAGACGCTTACGAATCTTGCGACGTGTTGCAGCCCTTGCGGCCCAATCCCTTAATCCAGACCGCCGACACCAACGCGGCCGTCGCGTTGTTCGTGGGCGTGATCGTTGCCCGGATGTAGGGTTTCGGTCCGATGTAACCGAGCGTTTTGACAACGTTGTCATCCGACTGAATAAATGACGCTCCGGCTTCCGTCCCGACCAGATATTCGTCCGGAACGGCTTCCGCGCCGCTCATGTCGGATGCGCTCGCATGCTCCAATAAAACAGTCCATTCCGCCCCGGCATCGCCCAGGCTTCCGGTGAGAATCGCCAGCATAATTCCGTCCGCACAATCGACGGTTGCAATCTGGCTAACCAAGGCCGTGTTATCGGATGACGACTGGGGCGAAATCGCCCGAGACACCCGCAGTTTCGATTTCAGATCCAAAATCATATTCAAGAACCCTTGGAGAAAACCGGGGTTCCGCGAACCCCGGGGAATAAGAAGTGACAGGCGGTCACACCGCAGAACACGCCACGCAGACCGCAACAGGACAGGCGTTCTACGCCAGCGAAAAACTAAGCCTTGAGCTTGATTCGTCGGAAGGCTTCCGCCAGAACGGGCTGGCCGTCGGTCTCTTTCGTCAGCAGGAAACCGATTTGTTTCTTGAGGGCAAATAGCTCCTCAAGAATGTCGATCGTTTGCTGGAGGGAATCGACAATCCAGTAGTGTTTCCAGTCGCCGTACATGGCAACATACACACCAGCCGTCCATGACGCGGCCGTTTGGCCGGGGAAAAACTCACTTAGGTTGTAGGGCCGATCCAAAATTGTGGACGGAGTTCCATCCTTAACGGCGGGTTGCCACAGGTACTGATTCTGGCTGTCCTTTAACTTGCGGGCTGTCTTGAGGCACTGGCGACTCATCAGCCAGCTTCCACTGCCCCAATACTGCTGCTTGAGATCAAACAAGGCATTGATAAAGTCGTCAAACACGATCGAAACACTGTTCAGCGTCTCAACATCCTGACTCGACGTGATTCCGTTCGCATGGGCCACGGCCACGCCCAGGGGCTTCTGCAGTCCGTCGCCGTTGATGAACGCTTTTTCCTCGGTGACAGCGGCTTTGTAGCCCAGTCGACTGATGAGGAACGCGACAATTTGCGGATGATGCTGACGCAACTTCCTAGAGATCTTCACCAGCTTGCTGAACCCGTGCGGCACTAATTCCCGAGTTCCTAACCGGGCTCCGTCGTCCTCGGCAATGTCCGTCGCGGGGACTTCCGGGGTCCAGTCCGCATCGCCGGGGTCGGTGTCCCACGACACCGCCCCCATCGACACGGCGCCATTGGTTGGGATCACAGTCCCCAGTTGCCGCATCAAAACCAAGTCGTCAACGAACTTGATCATCTGCTGGACCCAGCCCATGGACGCTAAAACACCGCCTTTTGCGTCCTCGCCGATTTTCATGCCAAGTGATTCGGCCTTGGTGTTTCCACGTAGATACGACTTGAATTTCGCGTCGTATTCCGAGGTATTCAGGCTGTTGAGGAACGCCATTTCGCCGGGGGGCAGGTCCAACGGCTCGCCGTTGAATTTCAGTTCCGCCTGTCCTTTGGATTCACCCGAACCGCCCCCCGGAATAGAGGGCAGGGACAGACGTCCCGGATCTTTCTCGACGTCCTTATCCCACTTCGCCAACCGCTCTTTCAGGTCGGCCTGGGGCGTCTTTTCGAGTTGCTCGGTCAGGGCTTCAATGTCCGCGTCGTAGCGGTCCCATTGAGCTTCGTCACTGGCACTCAGCTTGCCCCCGTTTTTCTCTTCCACATCCTTGACCATGGCCCGGGCCTTGGTAACCAGATCGGCCCGAGTGGCCAGCATTTCGCGGCGCGACATGCCCGCCAGATTGATTGTCGTCGTCATTCGGATACAGCCCCTTTCTAATTGCCGGGGCTGCCCGCATTCGACAAACGAAAAAACGGCCGCAAAGACACCCGGCGTGTTCCAGGAAACGGAAAACGCTCAAGTGATTTCGCGGCCGCTTTGGCGCCGAGTCGTCACTGTTCCTGTCCAAACGTCTCAGCAACGGCTGATTCGATCGGACAGGCATCAGATTGTTCTAACGGGGATATCCTACGAGACTGGAAAGATTTGTCAACTAGACAGTATCAATCCCGTCGGCTCCCAACACGCGAGACAACTTGTCCTTAATCGCGTCCGTCGTGACGCGGGATTCTTCCCCGTACCGATGAGACAGGTATCGATCGACGAACGACAGCAAACGGGATTTCGTCACCTCTCGAGGCTGCCCCGAAAACACGTTGTTCAACGTCTCCCAGGCCTTGCGGCAATGCTCGGTTGTTGGATCACTGACGTCGAACTGGGCCGACAACAGAGAATTCGTTGCGTCCCCTTCGTCGACGATATCCGATGCGAACAGCTTTTTCGGATACCACAGCGGGGGCAGCGGCTCCTGATCCGGCCCGCTCATGCGTGTCCCGTCCTCGTTCAACCGATACTTTTTATCGGGCTCAATCACCAGACTGGACCCGATCGCTAGTGGATCATCCGCCGCCATATCGAGAACATGTTGCCCGAGGTTCCCTTTCGGGCTGGTGAAACTCGCGGGGGCCAAATGGAGATCGGCCCGGACAATCTTGTCGCCGTCCATCCGGAAATTCTTGGCTCGTCCCAAATGAGTCCCCAGCGCGTCCGAACTCATCCCCGGATGTCCGAACCGGGACTTTAAGCCCATTTTGGCCGCGTTCCCTTGCTCAACGATCATCCGCAGGGACTGGCTGTCAAATTCGCCCCGGCCCTTGCTTTTGAACGGTCCCGCCTCGGCAACGATATAGCCGAGGAGAATCTTGTTCTCTTGATCGACTCCGACCAATCCTTTCCCAGTAGACAGGCACAGTTCCCAGACTGGTTCAACGGACATGGTTCCCATGGTAGGCCTCACGATCTATTCAAAACGGGTTCAGGACGGGATTTGATAAACGTTTCAATCGACGCGGCAAAGTCCGCCGCCGGGACTTCCGCCGCCGCCAACAGGCCATCCCGCAAGGTTTGGCAGTGATTGGCAACGATTGTTTCCATCTCTTGCAGGTTGGCTTGGCGTTCGGTGAGATCATCGGCCGCAATCGCGGGGACGGTCAGAACTTCCCGCATCAAGGCCTCATGTTTAGGAACGAATTCATCCAGCCACGTCAGGAAGACAGCCGGGGACTTTGCCGCTTTCAGCAAGGCCTTGTCTTCCCGCCGTCGGATCCGGCCCAGCTCCGCGATGAAAAAGGGTTCTTCGGTAAGCGTCCGTTTCGCTTTCGGGGGTCCCTGTTTTTGCCTGTCCGCTTTCGGCTTCGGGTTCGCCTGGGGATCGGTTGGATTGTCGGCCGGACTGTTCGAGCTCGAATTGCCCCCGGGATTGTCGCCACTGTTCCCGGCCGCGTTCGGATCGGTTGGCATGTCCGCCGGGTTGCCTGATTTCGCTTTGGCTTCCCAATAGCTTTCCAGCATGTTCAACGGGATATACGCCGCGTTGACAACGCGGACGTCACCGTCAGGGCCGATGCGGTCCATGTCCTCGTAATCCAGGACGTCATTGACGCTGTAAACGCCGATTTCACGCAATCCCTTATACCACGCCAAACGGGCTGCCGAATCGCCTCGCAATAGGCCTTCCACAGAAAACTTACAGTAGTAATCCGGGAAGCGGAGTAGCTTCGAATTGATCTCCTGTTCTTTTTTCACGATACAGGGGAGTATCGAACCTTTCACCCAATCCAAATCGGCTTGCTCGTTCGTACTGTACGACGATTTCAGCAGCTCCATCAGCTTATTGGGCTGGACCTTGAACCAGCGGGCCACGTCGATCACTTTCGCCTGTTTTGTCTGCAATAACTGGAGGGATTCCGGGTCCATCTGGTTTTGAACCCAGTCCATTCCCTCCCACAGAATACCAACGTTTACCCCATCCGCTCGTTGGCTGTCCCGCCATTCCTTGCGGAAATTGTCGCGTGCCGTCTTGTCCATCCGCTGGGGATGTTTCACAAAACCTTGCGGCATCCCTCCATTCCCGAGCCACTTATTTCCCGTTCGCTCCGCCGCCTGGGCCCCGCCGATCGATTCCGCTCCGTAAGTGATTGCGGATTTGAACGTGATCCCGTCTTTGGTGTAGTGGGGGAATATCAGAACGTCTGAATCCTCCAGAGTCCGCTGGCCCCGATTGTCGGAAACGTCGTAGACCAGCCGATTCGTGACGCTGGAACGTCGTACCGTCACCCGCCAGGGCTCAAGGGGCCAAATGTATTTCGGCTCCCCCCGGCCGTTCCATTCGATTTCGCTGAAACTGACTCCCCACAACAAGCGATGGGCTTCCACCAGCCCCCAATACACGCCCGCAGTCATTTCGGGGTTTGGTCTGAGGTGTATTAGCTTGTGGGCTGGGTTGGTGTCGACATACTCCCGCCGCCCCCCCATTTTCGCATACACACCGCACGGCATCACGATATGAGCGCTGGCATACAGATCAACCGCCAGGAAAACAGCGGAAAGCGTCATCGCCGAATCGGGCGTGACGTCCTCACCGCTGGTTGTCCGGGTCCCGCTCCCAAACAGCCCGCCGTCATAACCGGACAGGAGAATACCGGTCACCACGCGGCCCAATTGTTCCAGGCCACTATTCAGCCACTTTAACACGGCAGCCCCCGTCTAACTGTCCGATTGTCGGGACAGTGCGACCAGATTCAACACGAACAAAATCGTACCAGCGACAACCGCAGAAACAGCCACCCCGCAGCATCCCGCCACGCCGCCAATCAATAGCAGATAACCCAACCCCATCGCCGCCACTTGCAGGCCTCGAACCGCATCAGGACTCATCCGAATAACGCCCCCTCTTCCTCGTAAATCGAAGTGACTTCAGGTTTGGAAAGACTCATCCCCAACGCCATCACGGCCGCTACGATGCCGTCAATCTTCTTGTGATTGCCCCTTGCGGGCTTCTTGAGCAACTTCAGATTCCCCGGCCGCTCGTAAATGGTGACATTCTGAGCACACCACGTCAGGACCGGGTTGCCGTCGTGATACATCACGTGATTGGCGACGGCCTTTTCGAAATGATCGATACACGGCGCGAACGTGATTCCGGATTGATTGAAACTCTCAACCAGAATTCCGTTCCCGTCCTGCAATCGCTGGGCAAGCGAATGAGCGTACTTTGGATCGTAAGCGATGCCCCGCAAATCGAACTCCGAACGAGTTTCCAGAATCTTCTCGCAAAACGTTTCTTCGTCGAAACTGTTCCCGGCCGTCACCGTGATAAAGCCCCGGGCCTGCCAGTCTCTCAGGGCTGGAACCTTTTCGACCAACACCGCAAACCCTTCCTCAGGAATCTGGAAATAGGATTTCAGGCGATACTGCATTAACCGCCGATTGTCCTTTGTCCTGCCCCAGGGAAAACATTGGACGAACGCCGATAGATCCCACATCAACGCCAGATCCATCCCGCCGTAACATGCCCGCCCGCGTAGCTCCTCATCCCATTGCGTTCTGGTCAAACGTGTCTTTTCGGGAGTCATGTTTGCAGGCCTGCAATTCGTCTCTGCCTGTCCTGTAGAGTGGTTTCCGACAAGCCCCGTTAACGCGCCAAACGCTGCCAGGCTTTTGAGTAATTCGCGGCGATTCATGGGATTCTCAGGCTACGATGCGGTCATGTGGTCAACGTCGAACACCAATTGACACTCACGCCAATCGGACATGCTGATCAAGGGAGAATCACCGGACTGCCATTGATTCCCACGGTACATTTTGAAGCGGGCGAACGCCTGGGGACTGCGCTGGGCCGCTTTCAACTTGCTGATAAAGTCCTCGGTATCCAGAGTGATTCCCCAACCGGGATTGGCTTGGATCCACGGTTGCAGGCGTTTCAACTCTTCCTCTGGCGAACAATCCAGAGGGATTTTGAGTTGTTCGTCACTGATGCCGGCCGGGAGTTCGTACGACTCGAAAAATACCGTGTGGTCATAGACTTCACCGGCCGCCACTTGTTTCCCGTAGTCGTATTTTGCTTTCCCGATTCCCTCCAGATCCTTACCGGCCGTCGAACAGTGGAACATTAACGGCTCGGGTCGACTGGCCCCCATATACTCCAAAACGGAATACAGTTCCCAGTTCACGACGTGTAATTCGTCGATAATACAGCTTCCGTTCAGCCCTTCCTGGGAGTTCGGATTGTCGCCCGCAATCAGGAAGTAATACCCATCCTCGTCCGGGTATTCGATGATGTTTTCGGTCTTATTAAACTTAAGATACGGCCGCAGGACGGGGGACCGCTCCCCCATTTTCATCGCATGGCGGTGAACGATTTTGGCTTGTTTGCCGTCCTTTGCGGCCGTATACACTTTCTGTCCGGGTTCGCCGTCCTGAGTCAACAGGTACAGGCCGACGCCGGCCGCAATAGGGGTCTTAGCGTTCTTTTTGGGGACCCACCAATAAGCACTTTTGAACCGGCGTTTCCACTTGCCGCTCACCGGATCCTGTCGAACCCATCCAAACACCCGGGCCAGCATTTTCTGGGCTGCTGGAATCGGAACGAACGTTTTCCGGCCCCCTTCGAACAACTCGAGACACGACGGGAAAAAGTCCAGGACATGCTTCGCCCGCTTGACGTCGAACCGACACCCGGCCCGTTCGACGGCCAGTTCGTCAGACTTGTTGAGAATCCATTTCCGCGTGACATCGTCGATTTGCAGCATCGTTAGTCACTCAGACTGTCTAGCAACGGATCACCGGTCTTTGGCTTCTCAATCGCGTCATCCGGCCCCAGGCTGCGGTCTCGAGCCCGATCGGCAAGACTGAGGATTTGCGGGCCACCCATCACACCCAGCGGCCCCGAACGCGGCGCCCGGACCCGCCGACGGCTGATCGGATCCAAGCCCAATTTTGAACCGAGCGAAACAACTCGGTCCCAGCTCGATTCCGAAATTTTGACCACGGGGTTCACCTTGACCGTTCCGTTTTCGTCCGTCACGGTGAGTGTGCTGGTATCCAGTTCGTCGTCCGCCCGTAACGCCCGCTGGTAAAACGTGCAATAGGCTTGAACTAAACCCCGCTCCCCCTTGCCGACGCCATACCGTTCCGTCAGTTCCGGAACGAGATACTCCCACATTTTCCAGGCTTCCAGGTCCGTTTCCTCACTGAACGGGTTGGCTGGATCAAAGTCACTCGGTTGCGGTTCGTTGAAATTAATCCGGTCCGCCCGGAATGTCCCGTCTTTCAACTTGTCGGCTAAACTGGTCGCAGGCCTTCCCGCTGTCATAACTCACCTCGCACCGCCACAGACACTTACAATCCCCGGGCTGTCTTCAAGTCGTGGCACGTCTTACAAAGTCCCTGCCAGTTCTCGGGATTGTCCCGCAATTCAACATTTCCCCGAAATGGTATGATGTGATCCAATACCGTCGCGGGGACCGAATAACCCTCTTTCGCACACAACGCACACAGCGGGTTTTCCGTCAGGTAGGCTTTTCGGTTTTTTGCGTGTAAACGCGTATAGCCTCGCTGATGACTGTTCTTGCGTCGACCTTCGGAAGTCGACGCTTCATTCAGCCGGAACTGTTGCGGCATGTTCGGCATATTGCCTGTCCTTTTGTTTCTTGCCCCGTTGATTGCTTTTCAGCTCACTGCGGATAGACCGACACCACTGAGGGGCCTCAGTGGTGTTATCTGATCGAATCCGAATCAAACCGCTTCGCGAACGTCTTCCAGGCAGATTTCACACCGAGATTTCAGCAGTTCAACCGCAACACGCGGTGAACTTCTTTCTCCCGAAACTTGAATCGGCAGCGACTCACAACGCCACCGTCATTGAGATCAGATTTGATATCGAACTCGGGCCGATCCGGAACGACTTCGATAATCACGTTGATTTCACGCCGGCCGAAATCAGCCCCGTTTGTTTGGGGTAGCGGAGGGCTGGGGCGGTCGACGTCATCAAAAGACAGGACAGGCCGTTTTGACGCACAGTCCAGACAATCACATTCCGGACAGTCACAGGACCGTTCTGAGCGACTGACGCAAATATCGGGCGTGTCACCCAGCAACTGAATTTTGTCCGTCGGTAGCGGCTTCTGACTGTCCCACTGAATCGACGGGACGGGCTTTCCTTCCACTTCACTTGCAATGAGCGCCGCCATACACCCGGCAACAACGAGAATTCCCAGGAACTGGGCTCCAAAGATCAAACCGTTAAAACGCATCTATCACTCTCCTTCGGGGGGCGGGATTAACTCGACATCGACATCGACGCCGTAGCTTTTCCCAGGTTGTTTCACGATTTTTTCAACCGTCTTTTCGACGGGTTGAAGAATAGACACAGCGGGTTTGGCGCCCGCTAGCAGGTATCCCGCAATCCCTGCTAGCGGGAACGCCGCCCCCGCCAGTGCGATTCCCAGTCCCGCCAGTTTGGACAGGCCTTTACGGACAGGGACCGGGGCGGGTTCCGGCGCGTAGTGGTTGTGAATGGCGAGTTTGTTGCCGGGATACGGGTTTCTGAAATGATCAGGATTCAGCCCTAATTGTTTGGCTGTCACCATGAGTTTCATTCGCTCGTATTCCGCTAACGACGCCGTTCGCACGTTTTGACGCAATCGAATGTCGTCATCCATGTTCACGGTCAGTTCCCCATTGTCACCGGGGGAACTGCCACCAGAGGGGACGCCGTTTGAAAATTTGCCACCGTGTTTGCCTCTTGCAGCGCGGCGACAATTTCAAATCCGATCCCCATACAGTCCCGCATGGGAAGCGTTGGCAATCGGCCTCGTAACACACCAGCGACAATCGTGACGGGATCAATTCCGGGGGGCATTTGCGGGATGCTCTCCTGTTAAAAACGTTGCGGGACAGAACGACTACGAAACACGTTACCGGACAGGCACTATGCCGGCTTAGGCGGGGCGTACCAGGGGTTGTTTGGATTGCCGAACGGTTGTGCCATGGGGACATGACTAAACGAATTCAGGGCTCCCAAGGTTTCCGGGCTTTGCTGTTGGGCAGCAACGGTATCAGCCGTGTAAACGCGGTCCAACCAAGCCAGGTAACGCCCATTCGAACGGGCTGATTCTTGCATGTCCGAAGCGATATTCGCTTCGATAATCCGGCCCAGGTCCAACTCAGTGGCCATTACTCTTTCTCCTCCTGCAAAAACTTGTTCACGTTCACCCTGACAACGCTGCCAGATTTGACGTTCGTGAACGACTTCAGCAGGTTGCCGTCTTTGTCGACAACCTGCACGGTGACCAATCCAGGCGGGCCCGGGGGACCTGCCGGACCCGCTGGGCCTCGGCTTCCGGTTTCACCCTTTTCCCCCTGGGGGCCTCGTTCCCCTTGCGGGCCAGCGGCCCCGATGGGCCCTCGTTCCCCCCGTTCCCCTTTCGCTCCGGCCTGTCCGGGACTCCCAGGGCTGCCGGGACTTCCGGGAGGTCCAGCCGGACCAGCCACAGTGGAAGGGGGCGGGGGTAACAGTTCCGGGGGATCCACCGGAATTGCTGGAGGCGGGGGAACGTTGATTTGTTGCTGTCCCTGTTGTTGCGACGGATCAAACGCCAGCCGGCCGCGAATCTTGCAACGGACCTTGAACCGTCGGCACGCGTTGACGATTTGTGACGCGGGGACAATCGTCGATCGTCCCGGGCCTGACCCCCAGACAATCCCCGCCAGTCGTCCGCGAAAGAACACGCCGCCGCCCGAATGCCCGTGACCGACTTGCCGATCCCCCAGGTAATCCCCGAGATTTGAAACACCCTCAATCCGTTGTCGCGCGGTCACCAGTTGCGTACCACCGGGGAACCCGGCCGTTTCCACTTCCTGATTCAGCGGCGTTTCCAGCTCGATATCAACCGGGGTTCCCGGCCCCTTGATCGTCACTAACGCGTAATCTCGGGGCGGATTGCCCGTTAGGATTGACGCGGGATATTGCTTTCCATTTACGATCAGATGGAAACCGAAATTCTTGTCACGTCCCCATCCAGCGTAAACGTGTTCCACGTTGTGCCAGCAGGTCGCGTAGACAACCTGTCCGTCAGGCAAATCACCGACGCAAACGGCCGAACCCCAGTCGACAATCTTTTCGCAAGTCTGCTGATGCGTGACCGGATCCCAGCGGCATTGGCCACTGAATTGGGCTCGAGTCATCGCGACAGACGAAGCGTAATCAGCCCGGACGGCTTCGGCCCCCGGGCTGAACAGAAAGAGCGAACACACCAGAGACAGGACAGGCACACGCGACATGATTGGCCCCGCTGACACAGTGACACGAAACCAAGACTGAGAACGCGGACGTAAAAACAAACCCGCTGGCCGCGTGAGAGAACAGGCCGGTTAGCCCGCAAGGTGGAAACAGGAAACCACCCCCGGCCCGGCTCTCACGCGGGCAAGGGGCTATTTCGGACTGGCTGCCAGATTGCGAGTCTCCCGAGCTCCGGCAATTCCGTGACGCTCTAACAGCTTGTTGATGACGGCGTGATCTTCCACGCTCCGTCGTTCGTGGGACGCGTTGATTTTGTCGACGGCGCGTTCGTGCGATTCCGTGACGCTCGAAATCTGCCGCGGGATTTCGTGGAACAGGGCGGAACCGCCCAGGTACAGCCCGTAAACGACGGCCGCCAACACGCAAAACAAGAGAACCGTTTCGGGGCGCTGGGCCTTGAAATAACTGACAGCCTCGGCAATCAAAGACGCGGGCGTTTTCAGTTGAGATTGTGATTGATCAGCGTTGTCCATAGCTCGCCCTTTCGTACAAAGCAAAACACCCGACGGCATTGATTCACAAAGAGAGTCTTTCCCTTTGTGAACCAATGCCGCCGGGCGTCATCTCTGATGCCTTATATGGCGGCTACTGGCCCGACTTACACAATCTATCTTCAGCCTCAACCGTAGGCCTGTCAAGGGGGATCACGATAACTCCGTCGGGAGTTGTGACGACAATCGTGAACTGACGCCCACGCCCCCGGCCTGACTTCCCTTTGACTCGAATTTGCACGTCCCCAATCTGTAGGCCTTCCCCGTCACGGCGTCCATACCGTCGCGTTTTCACGTGTCCTCTCTTTCGGGATCCTCGTCCCGTTTCTTCTCAAATCGATCGTCATAGGCCTCTTGGCAATCCATACAACGGACTTTGCCAGTCATTTCCCCAACCGTTTCCCGAATGAACCAATCCCCGATCCGAATCGGTGCATCGCAACGGTAACACCGCTCGTAAACCCACGTCCGCCGCTCCTTGGCTTCCTGCCAGCTCTGGTGAATTCCGAGCGCGATAAAGAACGCCATGAACCCCAGGCACAAATACAAATCCGCGTCCGCCATTGCCAGCATGTTTTAAGTTCCTGTTGACTACACCCGACACTCTGAAACCGATTCACTACACCGCCACAATGGGAAACTGCCGTACTCGCAATTCCTCGGGCCACTCGTTCATATTGCCGCCCGCTTTGTCCTGTAACCGATCAACACCGAACCCGACGGGATGACTCCCGAGTTGTTTTACAAAGCAAGGAACCCCCGCCGCCTTACACTGACGAACGATTGCGTAAATCCAGTCCGTGTGGCAAGGCCTCGCACCGACCCCACTTTCGCCGCCCACAATCACCCAATCCAACCGACTCAGGAAAGGGATTGTCCCGATGCGTTCCACTAACGGCTCAACAGACAGAAACAGAACAGGGGACAGATGACGACAGTTTAGCAACTCAGGAACTGCATCCTCAGCCGTTCTAAGATCACTAACGGAAGTTCCCAGCCAGACATTTCGCCGAAATACTTCCGGTCTCATCTCCTCAGTCATGAATCGATAACTACTGGAAGTTTCGAGAAGAATGGGCCGCATTTCTGGAACTGGTATCCATTTGTTTATAATGTTCTCGGGACGCTTTGTCAGTAACAACCAGTCCAGATTCGGGGTGTTATCAATGGTCCAAAACAAGTTCAGCCGCAGATCATCCAGCGTGACTTTGTATTCAATGTTCTCGGGATCGAAACCGGGGAACGCTCTCCTGTTGACGTCTGCGGCCGGTCGATAGAGTCCATCGCCAACATCGTACAGGACTTCCCCCTTGCTGTTCGTGACCAGCCCAGTCCAGTCCTCAAACACATCCGCCAGTGACGCACAGAACACCCTCGCCCGAATGCCGATTGCCTCGGCAGCGGCATTCCAGTTATAGGGCTTCCGCCAATACTCTTTCGTGGTCTTGACTCGCGTTCCATGCGGTCCCCACTGCGCGAAATGCTTTCGTTTATCGAAATCGGCCTCGGCGTAACAGTTCAAACATCCCGTGTGGACTTTTGAGCAACCCACCCACGGATTGAACGTGTCATCACACCATTGAATCGCCGTCTGACTGCCCATCGTTGTACACCTGTTTTTGAGATCCGGACGAACCGTCTATTGGGTTTTTTAACAACTACTGAACATTTCGGGGTTTCGTTCCGGGCGTTATTCTGCCGTCCAAGTCACGTCAATCATCGTCATTCCCAGCCGTTCCCGCCTTGCGTTTTCGGCCTGCCTTGCCTCCCGCCGGTTTTCGTTCTCCAGGAATGATCCCAGGTCGACGAACGTCCGGAAGTGACGTTGATGCTGGCGTTCCGGCTTGTGCTGATTTACTGTCCGCTCCGAGCACATCCACTCCCGCCAGAACTTCAGAAACACGCCCCACGATTGCATCATTTTCCTGTCCTTTTCGTGTGATCGTAATCACGTCCCCGGGTTTCGCTCCCCAACGATGGGGAACATAAGACATCTTCCCATTAACCGTGATGAACGGCATCGGCTTTTCACCGGGCCACATCGGTTGCGTCTCCTGCACAATGAACGTTTCCGTTTGGCTGTCCATGCCTGTCCCTTCTCTTTCTTCTGCCGTTGCTGCGGTCCCAGATCGCCGAACACAGCCCGAACGGGGGCCGCTTAGTCAACACATTCCACACACAACCATCGACCATCAATTGAGCCTTGAGGGCCACGGCTTCCGCAGTTGTCACAGACAGGAATTGCTGACTGGTTTGGAATGTCCAGTTTTTTCCCATAAAGTGAATAGGCATCCTCTGCAATTGGATGTGACGGTTCATCGACTGGCCTCGCTATGACGACTTCGAATTCGTCTCGGGACGCCCCGAAGGGATGCGGCCAGCGGTCCCACTTGACCCAATATCCTTCACGACAGCCGTGTCCAGTGATCTCGCCCTCTGTCCCCTTTTCGGCGTAGAGCAATGTCGGGTGATCACCACTGGCTGCCTGGATCAGCGTTTTTGTAAATCTGATTCGCGTGCCAACCGGCAGGGGCGTTTCTTCGCTCATAATGTGTAATTCCTATCAGCTATAAATCAGTTTGCCATCGCAGTTTCATGCTCAATAACTCCACTTAATTCACAAACCCGATTCGCGCCTGGGCCAGATCGTCAGTTTGTTCGACTTGCCACGGCTCAAACGACTCGGTTCTCTGTTCTCTGCCGTTCCACCAAACCACGTCATACGCCACGTTTGACCGGCCGCGAATCGTGACCGCTTTGATGATGCCCGTGACGCCGTCGGCAATCTTGACGCGCGTTCCGACTCGAAAACATTCCACGTAATTAGTCACCGCTTGGTTCCTCTTCTGTAATCTCTAATATCTCGGCTGTTTCGTAGTGTGCTGTATCACACTGGTATTCCAAGTGATCGGGTTCAACGTCTCCCGCTTTCACCCGCTCCAACGCTTCGGCCTCGCTATTGGCCTCCACTTCGTAACCCTCTTCCGCGCTGTAGTCGCATTGAACCCGCACCAAATACTTTGGCATTTGTCGCCCTTTCTTTAACGTAGTGGGCGTCCGATTTGCTTCATTACCCGGAACGTTCGCTGGCAATCGGGGCAGGTCACCTTTGGGGGAATTTCTCTCCACTCCCATGAGCCATCAGGATCGGGAATCGGCGACAATCGATCACATTCATTACGGGGGCAATAGATTCGCACGGTCACCGCGATCGCGTGAACCCACTGGTTCGGCATTCGTCTTCCCATTTGCAACTCCCTGAATGGCGTTGTTGACTACACTGAAAGAATCGTCCGCGTGATTGCTTCGGCAACCGGGGGACTGACGCTGTTTCCGATTTGACGTGTGATTTCGTGATTCTTCCCGTGGAAGATGTAGGACCGGTCGAAACCCTGGGCCAATGCCAGCTCGGGATTGGACAGCATCCGGTAACCGATATCACACACACCCAGTTCCCGCATCGTGTCCAACAGTTTGGCCATCGCTGCGGAATGAGACACGCATTGTTCCCGCATCCGCCCGGCACTCGCGACGGCCAGCCCGTGACGGTCTTTCGTCGTGATTGTGTCGACGGGATCAGTCAACGGGGAGTTATTCCCGTTCCCGTAATAGTGACTGATCCACGGGACGGCCAACGCGGAACCGTCCCGCGTGACAATCGTGGGAACCGGGGAATCGGTCCCTCGAGGGGCCCCGCCTGAACCGGTCGACAACACGAACGGAGTGACAATCGCTTTCCCGTTCGTGGCGGTCACCGTCCCGAGGGGGGACGCTGGGGGGTAGACTCGAGGCTGGCCGGAATGGTTGACGTCGGCCAGGAATGGCAACGCCAGCCCAAACTTCTTACCACCTGCAAGAATTGTCGGAAGTGTCCCGCTTGCGGGATGAACACGCCGCCCGATTCCTTCGTTGTCTTGAGTTACGAACGGTCCCACGAATCGACGCAGGCCGGCTTCGATCCTCAACAGGGTATTGTCCGCCAGAGGCCGCTTTCGCTCCAAAATCGACGGGCAGGGGATTGACCAGTCAATCACCTCAGCCGCCGCCCGCCAGCGTTGCAGCCCCATGCCTGGGAGTTCCCCGCCCGCGTTCCGGGAATGAGTCTGTTCCGGAAACACGGGATTCTTATTCCCCTTGCGGGCAATCACGAACAACCGATTTCGGGACGTTGCCGCCCCCAGGTCGGCCGCGTTCAGCTCCTGCATGTCGACTCGATAACCAGCGGCCCGAATGGCCATTATCCACGAATCGAAAAACGCCCCCCGCTTGCTCTTGAGTGGTGTTCCGTCGTTCCCGATCGGCCCCCACTCCTGAAACTCAGCGACGTTTTCAATCACAATCCAGGACGGCCGATGATGTTCGATCCAAGGGAGCACATACCACGCGCCGGAACGTTGCTGATCACTTGTGGGACGTCCGCCACGGGCTCGGCTGTGATGGGTGCATTCAGGGGACGCGAACAACAAATCGATTTTCCCGCACTCGCTGGGGTGCGTGTCCTCTAACCGCGAATTGACGTGAACCGTCCCCGGGAAATTCGCGGAGTGGGTTTGAATGGCCCGGTCCCAGTGATTGAGGGCGAAAACGATATTCGCGCCGCCCGTCGCTTTGGCCCCGGCACTCGTCCCCCCAGCCCCACAAAACAAATCAGCCGCCCGCAGCATGTGTTTCACCTTGAATCACCAACACGTGAAATTGCGAATTGCGCCACACGTTTCACACTGGCACGTGTAAACCACTCCTTGCCGCGTCGTCGTGTCCGAATCGTATTTACACTTGCCCTTGTTGATCTGCTTCCACTTGTGGCAATGCCCCATTAACAGCCACTGGATTAGTCTCCACATGGTCCGGCTCCTCACGAAATTGGTCTAGTAGTTCAAGCTCATCGTCACTTGTGACATCGGTCACAAGTCCCCGCTCAAGCAAAAACAGAAACATCGCTTGAGCAATTTCCGCTTGTTCGTAACTTGTGGACTCTCGCCAGCGGGCCTCGAGAAATTCCAGGGTTTTCAAGTCGGGTAAAACGTCGTCCATCGGTTAACCCTCTCGCGATAGTGGCATGACGACATACTGGCCCCCATCGGTCGTTTTGATCAATATGGGCGTTTCTTCGTCCGTGAACTCAAACGTAATTACGGACTCTGACGGGAGCGTCCGCAGGTACTCAATCACGAATCGCGGATCCAGGCGAACGACAACCGATTCCCCCGTGTAACTGATCGGAAGATTGACCAGAGAATCACCGACATCGGCCGCTTGACTGTGTAGCGTCAACTCCCCTTCGCCGAATCGGAAATCGACGCCTCGGCTTTCTTCGGTTGTCATTACCGCCGCTTGTCGAACAAGTCCGTACAGGTCCCCGGCAGAAATCAAGACTTCGCGATTGTTCTTGGGAATGACATCCTCGTAACGGGGAAACTTCCCCTCGACCAATTGCGTCGTAATCTCCGCGTTGGCCGTTTTGAATCTGGCTTGTGACGTTCCAAACGAGACGTGAACCACGTCGGCCGAATCGGGAACGGTCTTATCGACCAGTGACAACGCTTTCGCGGGAACAATGGGTTTGTTGGGGGGCTCGCCATTCAGATCAGACGGGGCCGAAATCAGCGACATCCGACGGGAATCGGTCGCCACGGCCGTCAGTTGATGCGTGAAGACGAACAACACCCCTTGCAAGGCGTATCGGGTCGATTCTTCGTCAGTGGCCAACACGGTCCGCCGGATCATCTTTTTCAGCAGGTTCCCGGCAACCGTGCTGACGCCCGCTTCAACGAACTGGACAGGCATCGGAAAGTCGAGACAATTCTGAGTGGGGATCCGGAACACGCCTGTTTTGGCGACAATCCGAATCAGTTCCGATTCCACGTCCAACGTGATCCGCTCGTCTCTCAGCTCCTTGATCACATCGCTGACACGCCGCGCCGGAAACAGGAATTCCCCGCGTCCGCTGACAGTCGCATCCTTCAGCGTGTAACTGATCGTTATTTCACAATCAGTTGTCGTCAGAGTTACGACGTTGTCAGTTTTGACCTGTACCATGACATTTTTCAGGACAGGCTTTGCATTGTTGGACGGGATCACTGTGGCCACGATTGCCAGGGCAGTCGCGAATGATTCCCGATGTAGATCCAGCTTCATGTTCTCTTTCTCCAATCTCCTGAACGACGTTGCGTCAGGCCTGTTTTGTCAGGATTTCAGCCGCCGATACATTCGTCGCAATACCCGGTTTCGTCCGCCTTGCGGCCGCAGTTGCAATATCTCTGCACGACTTCCCCCGTCTCGGGATCAACCCCCAGGTGACGACAGAGGGCAGCGGATGCGGTCGAACCCATTCCGAAGAATTCCGCGAAGAAACCCCGGGGCGTTAGCTTCTTTCGCTTCTTGTTGAGCAGGGCACACAACAGGATTTTTTCGACGTCGATATCGATTCCATCGGCATTTATACAAGTCCGCACGCTACACCCTCTTTCGTCATTCGCTGCCGTGTTAAAACTACACCCCGGGCTGATGAGTCAACGCCAATTGCTGCCCGGCAAACTTTGGCTGGGCCGCTTCAATCGCTTGCGGATTGGGACTCCATGCGGTTTGCTGTTTCATGAACTCTTGTTTCAACTTGTCCCACAGCCGCGCGTCGACCGCCTTTACGAGCGATGGGAAATTCCCTTCCTGAATAAACCCACTGATATGGATCGGTTCCAGAATGGACACACTGACATACCAGCAGTGAATGTTTTGTGCTCCCAAGATGGGGGAATACTCAACACGTTTCGACTCACAAACGTCGATTGACCACTTGTCACTCAAAACGCTCTTGATGTAGTTCACCAATTCGCGGGGCGTTTCGATCTTCTTTTTTGCCATTTGCGGGAGTCCTGAAAGAGTGTTCGGAAAATCCCGGGGAATCGCGTCATTCCCCGGTTTGCATGGGCCTGACTACTGGATCTGATCGCGTCCCCAGTAGCTCGTAACGGCCCCGCCACAGGTTTTGCGGTGACCATTTCGCCGAAATGGCGAACGTTTTTACGTCCTGTTTTTGCTTGGTGTTCAGTCGACCAGATCGCAGGCTTTGAGCGTCTTGAGGCTCTTGGGGAACTTGTTGCGGACAGTCATTAACGCCGTGACCAGTGCGGACTTCTTAGACAGGACGGCCGGAGTCACTTCCAGTTTGAACTCTTTGGCCAGTTCCTGGAGTTGTTCGGCCGTGTGCATTTCCAGGAACCCCCGGTCAATCTCCCAGTCCTTTTCCATCTCAATCCCGTTTTCACGGGCCATGGTTTCAATCGCGATGGGGTTACAGTCGCTGCCGAAACTACAGGCTTTCAATTCCATCGTTTGCTGGAACAGGCCAATCAACGCGGGACGCAGCTTTTTCCGATCGCAATCGCCCAACAGATTCCACGTCGCCCCCTCACCCAGGAACTTATCTCCCTTGTGCCCGAGCAACTTTTTCGCCCGTTCGCCGCGCTGGTTTGTGCCGGGTCCGTTGGTAATCGCCAGCCCGAGAACGAACAGTAACAACTGATCATCCGTCATCGTGTGGGCTTGCTGGGCCAGTCGTTGCTGCAACCACTGAACACGATAGCGGTACAGTTTTTTGTGGAGGACGGCCAAATCTTTCGCGGACTTCTCGGAGACTTCCGCAGCGGTCTTAGGCTTCTTTTCGGCCTCGTCCGCTGGTTCGTCGTCCTGTTCTTGCGTGTCCTCTTCCGCGTCCGCTTTCGCCTCGGCTTTCCCCACGTCTTGCGTCCGGATGTAATTAATCAGGTACTGTTCAAACTCCTCTTTTTTGAACGCCAGCAGTTCCGCCGCGTCGTCTCCAAAATCGTCGACCGTGACCTCGCGGACGTCGAAATCTGCGGTCAGTTCCTCACGCAACGCGGTCACGTCGTAGTGTCGGTGAACACCGTCCACGACGATTGAACCCTCGAGACGACGGGTACAGTCGTAAACGGCTTCGTTCACCCACTTCGGAAGATTAGCCCAGCGGGGATGCTCACCCGGTTCCACGTCGGCAATGGCCTCTTCCAAATGCAACAGGATCGGTTCGACGTTCACGTAAGGCAAAACGTAATCCCGAACGGTTGTCAGCGGGACGATGTTTTGGGCCACTCGTTCGCGCCACAGGACAGGCAGTTTCAACATCCGCAAGAGGTTGGAAACCTGACCTTGCGTCATGCCGCCCATCAACCGCCCGGCTTTTTCTTGAGTCATCCCGAATTGTTCAATCGAGACTTTCAGGGCCTCAGCTTTTTCGATCGGGTTCAAGTCTTCTCGTTCGCCGTTTTCAATCAACTGGATTTCGCGGGCCAGATTGTCGTCCGCGACAACCAACCGGACGGCAATCGTTTTTCGTTGCAGAAGTTTATGGGCCAGCAACCGCCGCTCACCGGCAATCAGTTGATAGCCCTTGACCTCTCCACCCGCGACGCGCCGCACAACAATTCGTTGTTGCAGGCCGACGGATTCGATCGATTCAGCCAGGCTCTTGATTCGCTGTTCGTCAAAATTCTTCCGAGGATTGGGCAGAGATCGCAGGACATAGATTTCGTCGACGGGGACATCGATTTCCATCGCGACAGTCAGGGCGGATTGAGCACTTGCGGCCGCAGGTTGGGGATTCGCCGCGGGCTTCGGTTTGCGTGTTGTGAGGGGCATTTTCGGGGGCTCCAAATCAGGATTCGGACAGTCATCGGTGAATTGCGGTTCAAACTCCGCATTCCCGCACTTGGGGCAGCAGGGCAAGTGTGCGGGGTAAATCGATTCCGGAACGCTTTGGTTCAGGTCCTTGCATCGCGTGCAACGTCGGTCAGGGGCAGGCATGGTTCAGTTCCTGGGGATTGTGCGGGCTGACGCTGGGCCAGCATCCGCAGCAGCTTGGATTGCGTCAGGCTGGCCCGCCGCCCGTGTTGCTTGATCGCTCGCCGTTCGATCGGGGACAGATTGGCCGCGTCCATCAGCTCCGAAAAGTCATCCACGCTCAAAGCGTCCAAAATCGCGATTGCCGCGTCTTTGTCCCCGGACGATGTTTCTGTCACGGTCGGGGACCGTGACGCGGGGGCAGGGGCCGCGGGGCCGCGGGCAAGGGCCAGTTTCGCGGCCTCTCTGGCCCGAGCGACTTTCAGGGCCGTCTGGGCCAGCGGATGCCAGCCCGTTGCAGGATCCCGGCTTGGGAGATCGTTGACGATGCGATCGAACAACATCCCCGGCTTAATTCGCCAAACCCCCTTGCCGTCGCGTCCAGCCGACTTGGCAACGTCGGTGAGTTCAATCACTCGGGCGAACGACACGCCGGCGGCCTGAGCTTGTGCCAGCGTGTGGCGCTGGGCTTCAATTCCAAAATCAACTAAAGCCGCCGCCGCCTCACCCCGGGTTGCTTCGCTGGTCACTTCCGGTTTGGTCTCAGTTTCGACTGTGCGAACTTCCGGGGGTAAGGGGGCGATGGTTTCAATATCTTTTCTTGTTTGTTTCTTATTCTTTTCATATGCCGGTGAACCCGGGTTAACCGGCCCGGTTAACTGGGGTTCACCGGCCCGGTGAACTGGGGTTAACCGGCCCGGTGAACTGGGGTTAACCGGGGCCGGTGAACTGACGACATAATTTGAGGGCTCCCGACGGACTACTTTTGAACCCGGCCGCCAGGGGGGCGGGAGTCGTTTCGGTGCGGGGCCAACCAAATAGGTTGCCTGCAGGTTGCCCCACAGGAAACGATATTCGTTCACGCTATCGCCCCCGTCAGAACGCTTTTTCTGCCCCTTGCGACGTAATAGCCCGAGCTCTTCCAACCGATTGATTTGCTTAATCAGCGTGTACTTCGCGGACGGCCACGCCAGATAGCCCAGGTCTCGGGCCAGCGTGCGAATGGACGGGAAAGAGGAGTGTTTCCCGTTCGCATACCATGCCAACCGTTCCATCAGCCGCCGCAAATGCGGGGGCATTTTGGCCTTAGCCAGAATCTCGGCTTTGATACCGCGTTTCCAATCCTCGAACGCTTCCGGGGACTCAAAATCAAGCGTCTTTTGTGTAGCTCTGCGGGACATGCGGGCGTCCGTTCCTGTTCCTGTTCAGACAAGGCGTCCCGAGAATGGGACGCCATCGACTTAACGACATAAGCGGGCCAGTAGTAACCAAGGCTTATTCCTTGGTGTAGACACCTCGGAACATGGGCGTATCTGCGGTCAGATTGGCCTGTAACAGCGAAATCATCCCTTGCAGCTCGTCCTCCAAAGCGGTTTCCAGATCAGAGGCCAGGGGCGTCAACGTGAACCGGAACGAGTTGGGCGTAATCTCCAGATCGCATTCAATGATCCGCCGCGCCATCAGGCTTGGATCCTGGAACAGTTGAACCGATAGCGTGAGCGTTTCGGGAATCTCCCCGAGCGTCGAACCGACGGCCATTTCGATTTCGCGGCCGTACGATTCCCGACCAGCCCCCACGACAGATTTCGCGCCGCCGCTTTCGGTGGACACCAACTGTTTCAGCGACTTGACCAGCTTTTCGCGGTTATTGAAGTCCAGGCAGTCCCAGAGCTCCGTCCGCAGCATCCGAATAAAGGCCTTTTGTTCAATCGCTTCGGTCCGTGACTGTAGCGACAAAATCCGCTCGTATTCGGGAGTCTTGCGGAACTTGTAGTAGATCATCGGAACAGGGCTGGAACGGTCCGCGTCATCCATTACAACGCGAATTCCCTCCCGGCCAATCCACAGGGTTGGATAGGCTTTCAGCTTATCAGCCGCGTAGAGACACCACTTTGCCACGGCTTCGATTTCGTGTAACTGATGGAACCTTGGTTCAACCTTAGTGTGAATCTCAAACACGCCGCTCTGGTATACAATCAGCGACTTACCCGGCCCGAGTTCCGGGGCGGGAATCACCGCAATTTTGCCATTCGCTTGGGATGCTTTGACGGCCGTTTCCTGTATGAGTTTTACAACCTCTTCATTTGCTTCCACGTTCGTTTTCCTTATTGCGCGACATGCCTGTTTTCAGCCCGTCCATCACGTTTTGCTTTGGCTTCACACGGCGTGAATGCCTGTCTGTTGCTCTGCGATCAGTTCCCGCCCAGGTCTATTTCTTGTCGTCAGACTTTTCGTCGTCTCGCTGCGGAAACAGGGACGGCTGATCCAAATCTTCCGGGAAATCTTGGTTGTAGGCGAAACCGTTGCGGCCCAGTCGCATTTCGAACGCCTTGGTTCTATGGACAGGCAGCTTTGATTTCACTTCAATCTGAACATAGGCCTCGAACGCTTCCCCACTCTCGTCCGGAACCGGCATCGCAGAGAATTCCAAAGTGACCTTGCGTTTCGTCTTGTCACCGGGACGATTCTGGCAATCCTGAGCGACTCGCTGCAGATGAAACCGCAGCAACGCATCGACTTTCCCATCGTCGATGTTTTGCAAATGGGCGAAGTCCAATGGGACCTCTTCAATACGGGGCATCCTGACATCCTTTCACTAAACAGGACAATCACGATTCAACGCGATCGTCTTCCGATGCCCAATCCTCGGCCGCGTGAATGATCCACGCTACGGGAATCGGGCGACTCCAGCCGGCAACGCGCACGGCTGCAAACTTCCCTTCGTGAATAAACGCGGGCCCCATCGTCCAGCCCCGATAAGGCAGGATGAACGTGTTCCCATTGGCTTCCCTTGCCATGAATTGCGGCCTGTTCAGATCGTCCCGCCAAGTGACGTGAACGCCCCGGTCATGTCGTAAATTCCAGTTCGCCGCGTCAATTGCAGGCCTGCAAAATCGGGCTTCGTCGCGGGTTGGCTGTTCTCTACGTGTCACTCTCAATTGATTCCTTTCGAACTACGCAAGATGTTTGCGGTTCATAATCGCGAACCAGTTTCGGATCCGGATCATGACAAACCGCTGGCCTTGACGGGCGTATCCGTCAATCCCGTCCAGTAGGTTTTCCTGTTGTGGTTACTTAATACGGAGTGACGTTAGTTATTTCGTAAGGAACTCAGGAAGAGACTGCGATATCTGGTCTTCAGATACTGGCTTCGGTGCAGGTGATAGTTGCAAGCTGAAGATTCTCGCATCGTACTTTCGTGGGATTTCTCCGAGCGACTCTTCTGCAGTTTTCCTGCAATCGTGGATCGTTGCGTCACACGGATTGTCTAAACAGTCATTTTCGTCGTCACACCAGTAACCTTGGTGATCTCCACTGTCGAAAATCGCAATTACGAATAGCAGTTCCATTTGTTTTCTCCTTCTTGAACAACTGCGGTTATTGTGTTTCAAAATGGTCCAGGCTTCATTCCGCTTGGATCTCTCAGAGCAAGTCGCTCAATACAGGCGATGACAGCGGGAATTTCATCACGAGTAAAAAGCATGTCACTCTCCCCGTCTGTGCGTCCGGGATGCCGGACCACGAGCGTCAACTTGATTTCGGGAACGAATAGTCGCTCCATCCGTTGCAGCGACTGATCGCATTCGATTTGCACCATTGCGAGGTCGAGCGTGTCATTAATTGCCATCTAATAATTTCCTTTATTGGAGAAATTCACGAACCCTGTTGCTAATATCTGGGTTAGCTCGCTGAAATGCGTCCTTGCACGCTACGCACCACAACTCTTCTAATAAGTCTTTGGCTTCTTTTGCCATGCCGACAAAAGCAGCAACGATCTGTCGCTGCAAGGCTGGGTCAGTCTGGTCAAACTCCTCTAACAACTGATCAATTTGGTTTTTGTTGAGCAGCAGATTTCCATGTGCGTCAAAAGTTTTCATGTTGTGTAATTTCCTTTATTAGCGACTCGCTGCAGATGAAACCGCAGCAACGCATCGACTTTCCCATCGTCGATGTTTTGCAAATGGGCGAAGTCCAATGGGACCTCTTCAATACGGGGCATCCTGACATCCTTTCACTAA